GAGGCGAAGGTAATCTATGATACACTTCAAAGCGCAGTGGGAGGCACAAAGCGTGCCCCGCAATCACTAAGCGAAGCAGTTGACAGATCTTCTCCAACACTCCCTCGTAATTCTTCGAGGAAAACTAAACAACAAAATGCTCAAAATCCACAATATAACAGGATGAGAGCATTAGCAGGCATTAAAGGAGATAACTAAATGTCAATCTTAGATAAATTAACAGAAGGCATCGTTGATCGTGATCTCTCCAAGGAAGGCGCAGCACTACTTAATAAGTGGGAACGCACCGGACTTTTAGAGGGCATCGATGGTGACCGCAAGAAGAACAGCATGGCTCGACTTCTTGAAAATCAAGCAAAGGAACTTCTTCGTGAGAGTTCCGCAATGGCAGGCGGAGACGTAGAAGGTTTCGCCGCTGTAGCATTCCCAATCGTTCGTCGTGTATTCGGTGGACTTATCGCTAACGATCTCGTAAGCGTTCAACCAATGAGCCTTCCATCAGGACTCATCTTCTTCCTCGACTTCACCGTTTCTAACGATACTGGTAGCCGTCTTGGAATGATCTCTGCAGAATCACTTTACGGTGGTGGCGTAGTTGGTCAACAAATCACAGGCGGTGTTTCATTGTCTGGTTTGAATGCTGAGAACTCTTTCTACGCACTCAACAACGGCTATTCTTCACCAACTCGCTCTGCAGGCTGCACAGTCACAGCTATTACCTCCGGTACTTTCGGTGGCACTGGTGATGCTCTCTGGGCATCCATCGGTGATCGCATCTGTCGCTACGATCCAGACTTAGTTTCTGGAACAACCAACGTCGTTATTGGTACAGCAACAGTTACAAGCATGGCTCAGTTGAACTTGGACAACCTCGTTGCCATTTCTTCTTCTCAAGCCTTGGCAGGCGCACAGCAAGCTCGTCGTTTGAGTCAGCTTTCTGGTTCTGACAGTGGCTTGTGGCAAGCTGGTGATGCAAAAAGCAACGTGCTTTTGGTATGGACTTCCGATACAGCAACTCCAGTTGCTTTGTCAGCTTCATTCTGCGGCGTAGGCGAGACTCTCGTTTGGCCACAAGATGATCTCATGCAAGCCGGCGGAGGACTCGGTTCTGTCGTTGGTGATCCTCAATGGGGACTTGAAGCACAGACTGCTATCCCAGAAATCGACATCAAAGTTGACTCTGTAAGCATCACTGCTATCACCAAAAAGCTGAAGGCTAAGTGGACTCCTGAGTTGGGACAAGATCTTAACGCATACCACAACCTCGACGCAGAAGTAGAGCTTACCAGCATTCTCTCCGAGCAAATTGCTCTTGAGATCGACCGTGAGATCCTTGAAGATCTCGTTATGGGCGCAGCCGCTGGACGTTACTACTGGTCCCGCGCAGCAGGACGATTCGTAAACCGTCTCACTGGACAAGAAGTTGGCGCTACAACCGCTACTCCTGATTTCACTGGTACTGTTTCCGAGTGGTACGAGACTCTCGTTGAGACAATCAACGATGTCTCTGCACAGATCCATCGCAAGACTCTCCGTGGCGGAGCCAACTTCGTAGTGTGTTCACCTGAAGTTGCTAACGTCCTTGAGTTTACCGCTGGCTTCCGCGCAAACATCACTGCTGATGCAGATCGCGGCACCATCGGTGCAGTAAAAACTGGCTCATTGAGCAAGAAGTGGGACGTATATGTCGATCCTTACTTCCCTCGCAACGTGATCCTTGTTGGTCGTAAGGGTGGTTCATTCCTCGAAAGTGGTTATGTATACTCCCCATATGTCCCACTGCAGGTGACTCCCACCATCTTCGGAACCGAAGACTTCGTACCTCGCAAGGGTGTGATGACTCGCTACGGCAAAAAGATGGTACGTCCCGACATGTATGGACTCGTCATTGTTGTCGATCTTGTTTGATAGATAATATCGCAATATAAAACGATAGCGTAAAAAGAATTCCCTCGTCATGCAGATGGCGGGGGTTTTCTTTATTCCGTCAACTATTTACACTGAGGAGACTTATACTTAATGGCAATCCCCACCCTTACCCCCGCTTCTACTGTCAGTGCAATCGTTCTTCCTGCAACAGGATTAACTACCTCCGTCGCTGCAAATTGTCCGATTGGAGTTTATGCAGCGTCTACGGATTTCTTATCCGGCGCATCCGATCAAGTGGCATACACTTATCAGAAACTCGGCGGAGACATCTTAGACATCGAATTGACGACAGGTAGTGTCTATGCTGCATATGAAGAGGCAGTTCTCGAATACTCATATATCATCAATCTCCATCAGTCAAAGAACGTACTGCCAGACTTCCTCGGCAACGTAACTGGAACATTTGATCATGATGGGAGTTTAAAATCCGGCATACTATCTTCCAGCTTGAGCGGAACACATCTCGCTCTCAAGTTCCCGAAGATGACATTCTCTTATAATCAGAGAGTCACAGAAGGCTTTTCAACTCAGGCGGCAATGGGAGGCACAACTCCAATTTACTCTGCCTCGTTCGCCCGTGCTGAAACCCAGGACTATGATCTCCAAGCAATTTTGTCAAGCGCCTCTGTGAACAACTTAGACGTAGCAACAGGCAACCCTGTCCCATACGCTGGCATGATAGCCGATAGAAAGGTAATCATTGAGGAGGTGTATTATAAGACACCCGGCGCAATGTGGAGGTTCTTTGGATATTACGGAGGACTCAATACTGTTGGAAACCTTTCCAACTATGGACAGTATGCCGATGATTCAACATTTCAGCTAATTCCTGTCTGGCAAAACAAGGCACAGGCAATGGCATTCGAGGACTCAATCTACACCAGGAACTCTCATTATTCATATGAGTTGAAAGGAAGCAAACTTAGAATATTCCCCATGCCACCAGCCAGCATAAGTCCAGCCTATTATTGGTTCAATTTTAGATTGGCAGAAGATGCCTGGACTGAGACATCAGGTTCCGTATCTGGAGTCAATGGAATTAACAATATGAACACTCTCCCGTTTGCCAACATTCCATACGAGAATGTTAACTCAATCGGAAAGCAGTGGATTCGAAGATTCGCTCTTGCTCTTTGTAAGGAGACTCTTGGACAAACTCGTTCCAAGTTTGCTTCAATTCCTATCCCCGGAGAGTCAGTAACATTAAATGGTCCGGCATTAATTACAGAAGGAAGAGAAACTCAGGAGAAACTAAGAACAGAATTGAAGGACACTCTCGATCAGTTAACCTATCAAGCCTTAGCGGAGAAAGAATCGTCTATATCTGACTCTGTTGAGAATGTCACCAAGAAGGTTCCAACAGGTGTCTTTGTCGGATAAAGGGGAGCGATAGAACATGTCAGATGAAAATGAATGGAGTCAACCTGCTCAGCCTCCTCCCCCTCTCTTTCTTGGAGAGAAGGAGCGCAATCTTGTTAAGCAAGTCAATGATGAACTTGTTGAGAGAGTCATTGGACAGCAAGTTGTATATTACCCAATCGACAACTCGATTACTCAATACAATGACATCTACGGCGAAGCTATTGTGAAGACATTTCTCCCTCCAGTCAGAGTCTATGCTCTCGTGAACTATGATAGCATCCAGACAAAAGCAGATGACGCTACGGGACTTGACAAGTCGAGCAAGATAACTGTCAACTTCCATAAGAGAAGATTAACAGAAGATCAAAACCTATTTGTCCGCGAAGGCGACTTTGTCCTCTACGGCGGACTCTTTTACGAGATCACTTCCTTGTCTCAACCAAGAGAGCTATTCGGACAGATTGATCACAAATTTGAAATAACCGCAGCTTGCACAGTTTCGAGGGAGGGTTTGTTCGATGCCACATGATGATAAGTTGGGAGACATTACCTTTATGCCCTCTACTATCGAAACAATTGACAGAGCATTGTTCGATCACATTGATGATAGTCTCGACATCTTCTGCTCAACAAACAAGGGCTGGAAGAAAGTTCCTTTCTATTGGACAGGCGCGGAGAGAGCATTCCAGATAAAGCACGACAAAGACTTGCGAGATTCTAATGGAGTCTTAATATATCCTCTGATGACAATCGAGAGAGTATCTATTGCGAAGGACATCTCTAAGAGAGGGTCTGTTTACGCACCCATTCCAAATCGTGCAGATGCGAAAGGCGGAATAATGACTGTCGGAAGAGTTATCAAGCAAAATAAGACGGCAAACTTCGCCAACGCAGATGCAAAGAGAGTTGTTCTTAACGTCGGCAATGGGCAAAGCAATTTTCCAAAAAAGAATGACAAAGTGGTTTATGAAACATTGTCAATGCCAATCCCAGTCTATCTTGAGGTAGTCTATAAGCTCACAATTAAGACAGAGTATCAGCAACAAATGAATGAGATTATCACTCCATTCATGACTTCTCCAGGCGGCGTTAATTACTTCAGCGCAGCAAAAGATGGACATCGATTTGAAGTCTTTGTTGATTCCGAATATTCTCTCGATAACAATTCATCTGCCCTGAATGAAGATGAGCGAGGATATAGGACAGATATATCTTTCAGAGTCATTGGGTATATTATCGGAGCAGGCAAGAACGATGAGCAGCCAAAGATTGTCAGAAGGGAAAATGCAGTCGAAATTAAGATGCCGAGAGAACACGTTATATTCGGTGATATCCCAGAGAACCTACATGTCAGCGGCAATGTTCCCTTTTATCGGGATTAGTCCACAGTTATTTGTGCCTTTAGGCATTCGCTCAACTATTTACTAACGATAATACGAATATATTTATATTTCGAAGATTATGTTGTAACGCTGTAAGGAGACAATACATAATGGCAGTCAAATCATTTAAGTTTATTTCACCGGGAATCTTTATCAACGAGATTGATAACTCCCAGTTACCTGCTCTTCCAGACGAGATAGGTCCAGTAGTCATCGGAAGAACCGAACGAGGACCAGCAATGCGTCCAGTTAAGGTTAGTTCATTTTCTGAGTTTGTCGAAGTCTTCGGCAATCCAATCCCTGGCGGACAAGGCGGCGATATCTGGCGCGATGGAAACTATACATCTCCAACATATGCTTCCTTTGCAGCACAAGCCTATCTCCGTAACTCCAATTCAGTCACAATGGTTCGTCTCCTCGGAGCAGAACAGGATGGATTAGCAGACGGCGCTGCAGGAAAAGCAGGCTGGCAAACTTCTGGCTCAAACACCAATAGTGCAGCCTCAAACGGCGGCGCTTATGGACTCTTTGTGTTCAATTCCGCTTCTGCTGCAACTGCAGTAACCGGCGCACTTGCTGCTGTCTGGTACATTAACGAGGGAACAATCGAGCTTTCTGGCACTCTTCGTGACGCAACGCTTAACTCTGGCTCTGCTGCTCTTTTTGATGTAAAGAGTTCTACTGACTACAAGGCAATTATCAAAGACGAGAGTGGAAATAAAGTAAAAGAGACTTCCTTCAACTTTAGTCCGTCTTCTGCAAAATACATTCGAAAGGTTTTCAACACCAATCCAACATTGGTGAACACTTCCATCACTCAGACAGCGCAGCAAGAGAAGTATTGGCTCGGCGGAACTTTCGAGAGGCACTTGAATTCAGTTGTTTCTGGCGATTCATTCGCAACCATCCTCGGACTCGACAGCGGCTCTGGCGGGACCCAACAGAATTCTGCAAACTTCGAACAAGGCTTCCAAGCAGCCCAAACTCCTTGGATTATCTCACAGCACAATCAGTCTGCCTACTCCGGCTTCAGTGCATCAAGTATGCAGAAGCTATTCAAGTTCCACACACTTGACGCGGGTGAGGACGAGATGAAGAAACTCAAAGTTTCAATCGCAGATGTCAAGGCTTCAACAAGTGACGCAGATCCTTATGGCTCATTCAGCGTCCTTGTTCGCGATGCCAGCGACAGCGATACCGCCCCAGTCGTTTTGGAAAGGTTTAGTGCTGTGAACTTGAACCCTAACTCCTCTCGATACATCGGACGAGCAATTGGTGATCAATATCTCACCTGGAACGATACTTCAAGACGACATATCGTTCTTGGCAACTATCTCAATGCATCTAAGTTCATCCGAGTAGAAATGAATAGCGATGTCGATCAGGGTGTTACTGACGCCGCGCTCATCCCATTCGGCTCCTTCGGCCCAGTTCGTATGAAGCAATGGGAATACACCTCTGGTTCATTCGCAACGTTGCCTACCAACGCTTGGGCGCAAGGTGGATCTGCAAATATTCCATTAGCTCAATCCACTAACTTCATTGAATGTGGTGCGGAAGACTTTACAGGAAGGGTTCTTTATCCAGCGCTTTCTCTCCGAGTCAGTGCTTCCGATGGCGATATCCCAAATCCAAAGGACGCTTACTTCGGAGTTGATTCCACTCAAGCTACGAACAACAGACACGAACAGAGTTATGGCGACATCGTTCGCATGCTCCCAGTAGCTGTTGATTCCTTCGCAACCACTAATTCAACCGAATACTCCTATGTCTTCACTCTTGATGACTTGAGTCCTTCAACAGTCGGCTCAGCAACCGCTGTAGCAGTCTGGGCTTCTGGTTCACGAGCAGCAGGTAATTCTTACACTGCAGTCAGCGGAACCTACGAAGAAGTTCTCAATCAAGGCTACGACAGATTCACCGTTCCTTTGAACGGCGGATTCGACGGACTTGACATTAAAGAGAAAGATCCATTCAACAACACTCGTGCCCTCGAAGGCACAGATTCGACTAGGTATGCTTACTATACCGTTCGCAGAGCAATCGACACTGTGGTTGACCCAGAAGTAATAGAGTACAATATTATGGCTGCACCCGGTATCTGGAAAGAGTCTCTCACTTCACACATGGTTGAAGTCTGCGAAGCTCGCGGCGACTCACTTGCAGTCATCGATTTGAAAACCGGCTATGAGTCAGACTCCGAGGGAACAACGGCTGTAGCAGACAGACTCGGAAGCGTCTCCACTGCAATTTCTAACTTGAAGAGTCGCAGAATGAATTCCTCTTACGGTTGTGCTTACTACCCTTGGATTCAAATCAACGATACTATCAGTGATAGTCTCTTGTGGGCACCACCTTCAATCGTTGCTCTTGGAACATTCTCAAGCTCACAGCGAAATAGTGAACTTTGGTTCGCCCCTGCGGGATTCACCCGTGGCGGACTTACCGAGGGTTCCGCTGGACTTCCAGTAATTCAAACTCGTGAGAGATTGACTTCAAAGGATCGCGATGATCTTTACGAAGCAAATGTTAACCCAATTGCATCATTCCCAGCAGAGGGTATTGTAATCTTCGGACAGAAGACTCTACAAGTAACTCCATCTGCTCTCGATAGAATTAACGTTCGTCGTCTGATGATTTATGTCAAGAAGGAAATCTCCCGAATGGCAGCAACTGTCCTCTTCGATCAGAACGTTGATGCGACTTGGAACAGGTTTACCTCACAAGCTGAGCCCTTCTTGAGAAGTGTTCAGGCAAGACTTGGACTCGAAGATTTCAAGATTGTCCTTGATGATACAACCACCACAGCAGACTTGATTGATCGGAATATTATGTATGCCAAGATCTTCCTCAAGCCAGCACGCTCAATCGAATTTATTGCACTTGACTTTGTTATTACAAATAGTGGTGCTGGGTTCGAAGATTAATAATTAGATGACTATTTACTATAGCATCAACAGGAGAAATAAGTAATGAGTTTTTGGTCAGACAGAAATTTTGAACCCAAAAGACAGTTTAGATTTAAAGTGGAGTTCACGCCATTAAAGGGAGAAACATTATCTTTTCTTGCGAAGTCTGTGGATCGTCCATCTTATACTGTTGGTTCAACCCCACACGCATTCTTCAACCACACTTTCCATTTCCCCGGAAGAGTGACTTGGAATACGATAAGTCTCACTCTTGTTGATGCGGTAACTCCAGATGCATCAAGGACGTTGATGGATTACTTGGCGAATATTGGTTATGCAGATCCTACTTCAACGGCAGCGACTCCAAACTCAAAAGATGGGCAAACAATTACAAAACAAACTGCCACAAACTCTCTTGGAACCATCAAAATCATCGAATACGGAACTGAAGAGAAAACAGGAAGTAAGGCAAAAGCACACGGAACTTGGGAATTAAAGAATGCATTTATCACAGATGCAGCATTCGGAAGCCTATCTTATGACTCTGAGGAGTTGGTAGATATCACTTTAACTCTTCAATACGATTGGGCAACTTATTCAAGCAGATAAGAAAGTATCATTTAACTTTCCCCAGCATCATGCTATAATAAAGACATCCACAACACAAACCACACTTGAGGTGTAAATGTCGAGAAATAAAGGACGCACGAAGTCTTCTTCCCCTGCGCCAGCACAAGCAGTCAAACAGACTGCTCCCACGTCACATGGACTATCTTATGTGACGCCCACGGAGTTCGTTGAACTTCCTTCACGAGGACAGTTCTATCCCCCAGAACATCCTCTTCATAATCAGGAGACAATCGAACTCCGATTCATGACAGCAAAGGACGAGGACATTCTAACCTCTCCCTCCTTGCTCAAGAACGGATTAGCAATTGATCGTCTTGTGTCAAACTTAATTGTCGATTCAGACATTCATACCGATGACTTGCTCATTGGAGATAAGAATGCTCTCCTACTTGCAGCCCGAGTATCTGGATATGGTGCAGAGTATGTTGTTCAAATATCCTGCCCATCCTGTGGCGCTCGAAATGAACACACTTTTGATCTTGCGAACTTCGAGAACAATGAAGGCATCCACCCTGACGATGATTCTGAAGCTGATGTGTCTATAACTGACAGAGGGACTTTCACTGCAAAGCTTCCCCGCTCCGGCTACACAGCGGAGTTCCGCCTACTAACGAGCGCAGATGAGACTTATCTCGAAAAAGCAACAACTAAGCTCAAGAAGCTTAATCTCCCAGATGCAACTTCAACGAATTTGCTTAAGCTCTTGATAGTCACGATAAATGGAGTTGACAATACCAACGAGGTTAGTGCCTTTGTGGACAACATGCCTGCACAAGATGCTCGCTTCCTGAGATCTTGCGTTCAGGTAGTTACTCCAAATGTTGACATGACTCAGGCTTGTGAGTGCTCAAGTTGCGGAACTGTATCCGACACGGAGGTGCCGTTTACTTCGGAGTTTTTTTGGCCTGAGTGATGAATATATGAAGAACGTCTATGAACAGTTCTTCTATCTCAAGCATCACGGAGGATGGAGCTTCATCGAGGCTTATAATCTTCCAGTTGCCTTGCGAAATTGGTTCGTGAGGAGATTATCAAAACAATTTGAAGACGAGCAGAAAGCAATGGACGATGCCAATAAGAAGGGCAGATAAATTAGACGGGCAAAAAGCCCGTTTTCTTTTTATGTGAGACTATTTATAACGAGACAGTTTTATGCGGAGAATACATTATGAACAAAGATAACGACTTAATTTCAATTGATATCAATCTGAACGTCAAAGAAGAAGGCACTCTAAACGAGAGTTGGCTTGCAATGTTCGGCGGAGCAATTGAAACCATCATGGGAGGAATGTTTGGAGGATCAAGCATTCCCGTGAACGTAAGGGGAACCAGAAAGCAGGTTGACTCTTTTCAGAAGACACTTGGAAGCGAGGCGAGATATCTGAAAGCGATGAAGCGCCACGGATTAAAAGATCCGAGAGTCCTTATGGACAAAACGAAATTGGACAGAGCAATCAGAAACTTCGAGTCAGAGACAGGCATCGTTTGGCCATTCAAGTAGGGGGTAGCTAAGAGTGGCAAAAAAGACACCAGCAGAATGGAAAGAAGAGATAGATAATCTCAAAGCCCAAGCTGACGCACTAAAGGTTCTTGAAGGAGAAACTCAGAAGTATTATGAACTTGAGGTAAAGCTTGCGAACGCTATCGCCGAAAGAGCCAAGGCAACCAAAAATTATGTCCACGGCGCTGAGACATATGAAAATAACATTAAGGGCGCCACCGCTGCTCTAGAGGAGCACACTGAAGCCACAACCGCCGCAGAAAAAGCCGGTAAAGACTTCGACAACGCACTCAAGAAATCAATTAAAACCCTCACAGGGATAACCGACGCATCCGACACCCTTGTTGGCTCTTTTCACAAGATGGCAACGGGACAAAAAAACCTTGCCGGTGTTGTTGACAAAGTTAAAGAGAGTTTTGATGACGCACTGTCAGGTCAAAAAATTGGTATCTCTATAGCTCAAAAGTTTACGGAAGGAACATTCGCGCTCGCCAAAGCAAACGACTCCGCTGCTGCGTCGTTCAATAAAGCAACGGGAGCCGGAGGAAGATTCAATAGTCAGATATTCGAATTAGAAAAACAAAACAGGAAGTTCGGAATCGGGGCAGCAGACTCCGCAGCGGCAATTGGGGATCTTCTTCAAGGACTGTCTGGCTTCGGGCTAATGGCGAGAGACACACAAATGGCTTTGGCAGATGAAGTTGCCGAATTGGAACGCCTTGGAGCCTCCGGTGGTGATGTGACTGGAGTTTTTCAAACGGCTACCAAAGCTTTCGGACTGAACACCGCCGCCGCAAAGAAATTAACAACTCAAGCAGAACAGCTTGGGCAAGAACTCGGAATCACCACAGCGCAAGCAATCGGTGACTTGAATAGCACAATGCCGCACCTCGCTAACTTGACAGGAAATCAGGTTGCACCAGCATTTAAGAGACTTTCGGAACAGGCAATAGAAACAGGCATGTCAATCGATACGCTAACAGGTATCTCAGATCGCTTTATGACATTCGAAACCGCCTCCACAGCGGCTGGTAATCTAAACGCCGTCCTCGGCACACAGATGTTTGATACAATGGGACTGCTTGAGGCTCAACTCGAAGGTCCACAAGCTTTCATTGATAAGCTTAGAGCAGATCTTCAAGCATCTGTTGGAGATTTTGACTCACTAAACGTCTATCAGAAGCAATCAATCGCGAATGCTTCGGGAATGAGCACACTAGAGCTTAGCAAGTTAATGAATGCCAAAAAATTGACAGCGGAAGAGAAGAAGCAAGCAGAGTCAAGAAAGAAGAATCTCAAAGCAACAATGGATTTAATGGCTGAGCTTAAAGCACTCGGAGCAGAACTAACTGTTGCATTCGCGCCTGTCATCAAAGGACTTAAAAATGTTCTCAGTAAAATAGCACAACTCGTTGAAGGATCCGGCAAGCTGGGAGACAAGTTGGGAATTGGATCAAACCTTGGAAAGATAGGCGGTGCAGGTGCCGCAGCGTTTCTCGCAACCAAGGCGAAAGATAAGATATCCGGCGCTTTGGGCTTCGCTTCCGGCAAGCTTGGCACCAAGAAAAACCCAATGTATATACAAGATGTGAACGACAAAAACAACAACAACAACAACAATTCGATTAAAGACAAGCTTATGAGCAAAGCAGGGAAGTGGTTTGGGAAAACTAAGTTGGGAAAAAAGGCTTCAGGACTGAAAGGCTTCCTTGGTAGAAAAATGGGAGGGGCACTGGGTGGTGGAATGCTCGGAGGTATGGCGAGAAAGTTTGGGGGAAAGGGACTCCTCAAAGGCTTGGCTCGATTTGGTGGAAAGAGCGCCTTGCGCTTTGTCCCAGGGGTTGGGCAGGCAATGATGGCATATGACGCCCTCAGTCTTGCCAAAAGGGGATTAACCGGAAAAGGCATGCCAGGAGCAATGTTTCATGACGGAACAAATAGCACTCCCGAAGGACCAATCATCGCTGGCGATGATCCGGGCAATCCCCGCGCAAAACCAGAGATGATTGTGCCGCCACCCGGCTCTGCAGTCATAAACAATAGCACAATGACAAAACTCGCCAAGCAAGGCGGAGGAAACAATGCAGCAGTTGTTGCAGCAGTCCAAGCCCTCGGTGCCAAGATGGATCAAATGACGGCGGCAACCAAAGAGAATTCTGGAGACACGGTATTGGAGGTTGATAAGCGAGTATTCGCAAAACTGTCGAATGGATACTTCCAGCGAGGCGGAAGTTTCCCAGTAAGGGGAGTATGATAAGTGGCGAACCCTGAAATCGTTAGAAGAGGAATCTTCGCTGACACATATTCTATTGGCGGATTTGCTGCCAATAGAAACTACATCTTAACCTTCAAGCATGACGCAACCGAACATTCCGTTTCTTTTCCTTCAAATATTCAGACATTTAGTGATAGCCACTCTGCCGTAGCTTCCGAGAAAATGTTTGCAGGAAGAATGGACCCTCTCATTCAACAAGCATCAACGGGAAGAAAAATCAGCTTTAGTTTCGAAGTTTTAAACTCATCCGTTGAGGAAGCGAGATATAATGAGCAAAGCATTAATCTGCTTCTGCAGATGATGTATCCGGCATTAAATACAGAGGGGGGAGTAGAAGCTGGCTCCTATCTTGAGATAAGTGGACTTACTTTCCTAAGAGACACCGATAACAAAAGATCAACAACCTGCTTAGTAAATCAAATAAATTATAATCTAAATGTCGATAAAGGATTCATAACCCCAGAATCTGGAGAATTGCATCCGATTAGCATAACTATAGATATCAGCGCTACTGCAATTATTCCAACCACTCGCCACGACGCGGACAACCCGATTCCATCCTCCTATCCGAGGTATAGATAAGTGGGATATCAATTTTCAGATATTAAACGCCTCGGAGATAATTTCTATTTTCCGTTAGGCGTGAGGGATATCTCAAAAGAAAGGAAGTTCAGTCCATTCTCAAGATATGTGTTTCTAAAATCTTATACGGAAGAGTTTAGTGCAGTTTGGAAAATCCCCGCCACCTCTTTCGGTCGCCTAAATTCAGATTTCAGATATAGTTCCACAAATAGAAAGGCGTCTATGTCATTTGCCCTCCCTGCTAAAAATGTTGCAGAGGCAAAACAAAATCTGGATTTTTGCACTAAACTGGCACAAATGACATATGGAAACTATTCAGAATCAGGAGAAGAGGACACAGTCCTCGGAGATAAGAGATATCGTTTTGATGGAGCAAAGTTGTCAACCAAAGTAAAATTTGGAAACTTAATAAGAGATGAGCTTTGTTTTTTCTCCGAATTCTCATTTTCTCCAAACTTTGAATCAGGCGTATTTGAATATGGTGGAAAAGACATAAGCGTCTTTTCTGATATGAGGGTTGGCGAATTTCAGGAAAAAGCCTTCAGCCTCGGCACCGGACCAAATGCTTTAATACAGGAGGATGGATTTGTCTATCATGACGATTATGGTAACGTGTATCCGAAAGAGATAAATGTCACGATATCAATGATTATTGTTCATGATTATCCTCTTGGCTTCGGCGGACACCTTCGCGGTGAGAAGTACAAATTAAGATGGGCACAGAATAAGAATAAAGACTGGCCACATGGAACAGGTAAAGCTTACAAGGTTCCAAAATACATTGAAAGTACTGCCGTCAATTTACCATCAAGCAACGTTCACTATGCGACAGCGCCTGAAGGTGGGAACGACTCTGCGAAGAAAAAAGAGCGAATGCTATTGAAAAGCCTTAGAGAACAGTTGGAAAAGTCTGGATTTGTCATTGACGAAAACGGAGTCCCTAAGAAGAGAGAATAAATCAAGTTCAAAACTATTTATAGGTAAGACAATGGCATATTTAGACACAGCGGCAAGAAAACGGAGATTTGTATTTTTAAACAGTCGAGAAAAATACGAGGATATCTTACGTCGAAAAAGAATAAGGAGCATAAAACAATACTCCACAATATCTTTCAACATCTCTTCTTTGGAAAACTCGAACACCATCAAGGAAGTTGTCCACATTTGGAAGACAGGCGATAGATATTATAAGCTCGCCAATAGATATTATGGACGACCGAATTTGTGGTGGGTAATAGCTCTATATAATAAAAAACCAACAGAAGGGCATTTGAGAAGAGGGGATATCTTGCGAATTCCCGCTCCAATCGACATTGTTCTTTACTATCTATGAGAAATAAAAATGTCTACAACAGCCCCAGAAGAGTATAAGATTCAAGGATATCTCCTCGCCAACGCGGAGGAATTGATTAAGTTGACAGGCAGAAATCTGCCGAAGAGACGCGCCGTCTCTTCAAATCAAAAAATAAACAATATGTCAAAAGGTCAACGTTTTGCAGCCCAACAGCCAGTGTATGTAAAGAAGGTTGCAAGAGATCCCACTGCCGCAGGAGATAATTTTAGTGATTTGTTCAACAGCTTCAATCCAGTCGGATCTATTGAATTTGTAGACGATTTACCGGACGCTGCCCGCCGCAAATTAACGCCTACTTTTAGAGTATTTAAGACATTGAAGCAGCACGGCACGGGGAAAGAGGTGGACTTGGAGTTGAAGAGTGGTGTCCTCGAAAAACTCTGGGCGTCGACAGCGGCAGGCACGGCTGTGCAAGATGTTGAGATACTGCGCCTCGGAGGAAACCCGGAGGAAGTCGATACGAATATAAAAGTATCAATTACTCTCTACTCTACGCACCTCGGACACCTTTTTGCAAAACAGACTCCCGCTCCATTACCAAATTGGAAAACCAGCAAAGAATCCCCCATTCCAGCGGAGTGGAAAGAAGTTATCGAATCAGGAGTTTCGTGGATTGATTTAATTAAAATGGATCTAGGCGAAACTGCCGAAGAAGAGGCAATTAGTCATCAATATGTCCGAGCAATTGGAAAAGAATCAAAGTCTTCTGTAATGGGGGGTGAAAAATCTCACTTAGAAATGGATGAGATATCACAGAGAATCAAGATTGAATTGGGATATAAAAGAATTAAAAAACTCGCAGAGTATACTCCAGAAGAAGTAGAGAAGATAAACAATTGGTTATCTTCTCAAACGGAGGTGCTATATCTGTCCCTGCTTGAACATGAGATTGCATTCAATGAAGACGGAACATCAACAATGCGAATAAATTATATTGCTTCAGGAGGTACAAATACATTCTCAAGACATGACGACATCCTGTTTGAACCATATTTTTACGAATTAGAAAAGCGGTGGAACGATGATATTTGTAAATTAAACAAACTCTCACCCAACAAAGAAGGTGGCGTGGGTTTGGGGAGTTACGTTCTAACGGATAACCCCTTCCACAGTAGCAAATTGAAGAGTTGGGATGCAAAAGATGTAGAAAGGAGAAAGGACTTAATAGAAGAGAGGGAGAGGTGGATTGAGGAAATTAGAACAGCGCAGTCTCAATTGATGCTGTCGGGATTATATGGTTGGGTAAAGTATTTTTCCGACGTGGAAACACATTCTTTGGCCAGTTCACATTGGCGAGAAACACAATATCTCTCAAGAGTAAAATGTACTAAAATACTTTTGAAAGATACTCTCAAGATAACTTCTAAACTATCTCGCAACGAGAATGGACAGCCGTTTGGAGTTGAAAATTATTTAGACAGGTTTTGGAGAAAAAGTAAGGAGAACAGGAAAGAATGGAAAAAGTATCATGACGATTTATCCGGCGAAGTGGATGAAATGGCTGTTTTTTCAGACCTCCAAAACACCGGCGGCAATCCGGCAGTAATATCTCAGTTTGTATTCTTGGGCGACATTATAGAGACGGCAATAGAGGTTCTCGCTTCAAATAGGAGATTTGGATATTCTGAATCCGTTGAATCAAAATATGCTAAACGGTCTCCCAGATTTAAAGTTTGGCATAAAGGAGATTCGTCTAAAGTCGTCGAAAATGCATTCATTTTGCCATTAAACAATTTGTTCTTACGCGGTAGAAATGTGAAAGAATTTTCCACCCAAACATCAAAGATGTCCCACGATGTCCCCAGCTTTGTACGCCAAGGCGATTGGATTATGAATAGAATATACGAAGAGTATGGAGAAATTCTTTTCTCAGATATTACATATCAGAATCCAGGCAATCCAAACGAAGACATAACTATCAACCTTGCAGATCTTCCGATTTCACTTTTTGACTATAAGAGATGGTATATCGAGAATTTTGTTGCCAAAAGAAGAAGCACACTGTATCTCAAACAATTTATCGAAATGCTTATTTCGAATTATGTTCCAAATTTAATTGCTAAAGCAAGAAGAAAGGCAGGAGAGACGACAGACAAGGAAAAGCCAGTCCTTTTGATAAACAGAGAGACATTGGCAGTCCCAGTTCGGGGTTTTCTCCAACACTCCAATACAGAGAGGAATGAGCCGTTGAATGCGCTGAGTCGAAACCGCCTCAGAAAAATCTTTAAAAAAAACCAGCCCCAAGCGCTCACCAATAGCGCAACAAAGTTGCAACAAATAACAATAATATCTCAAGCATCCGTTGTCAATATAAAGCCCCCGCCAAACCAAACCAGAAGGCAGCTTAATAAGGCGAAGAATATTCCAAATATTGTATTCAACAGCAAAGCTACTGGAATTTTAGATACCCTATCTTTTCAAAAGGAGGACATGCCTGGGCTCCGCGAAGCAAGACTGTTCGAAGGAAAGAACTTTGTTGGACCCGATATTATTAGAGAAAAATACAACTGCTCATTAAGGATGAAAGGGACAACATTTTTTAAGCCAGGCAACGTTCTCTACTTAGATCCGTCTCCTTTGGACCTAGGCTTTGCAGTGGATGGAAAGTCACCCGCCCGCCTTCTCGGCTTAGGTGGATATTATGATGTCCTCCGTGTCACTCACAACATAAACCTTTCCGGAGACAATACTTGGGAAACAGACTTGGAAACAAAGTGGACTTCCTTCGGAGAAAACGATGGACTCCGCAAGCGGAAGATGGAATCGTGCCAGACTTCCTATAAAGCTCGGCTTGAGAATTCCCTTGATCTTTCAGATCCGAAAGTCGTCATGTCCTTATATTCCCCAGCAAACTTGGCAAAACACTATTTCTTCAAACCAAAGCCATGACAACCAATTTATTAAATCGAAGTGTAGGCACAAAAGAGACATTCGATCTTCGAAAGGTGTATCTATCAGACATTGTTCCGTCCTCCAAATATACTAATTTCTATGACTCCTCTCTGGTTCACTTCTACGGTAAAGTCGATTTAGACGGAAACATTATCTATCCTTCTGAAAAGTTCTTATCAACCCTTCCGAATCCAAATAAGAAATCCGGCAGAACTTATTATGCCCTCAATTTCGTCGCAAAAGCTTTCTCAGATTTCAGAGACTATTATCTCAATGGCATCGTCTCCGGCATCACGAAGGGTGCCTCACCCATGCAGGTAATCGAGCCTATCCGAGGGTGGGAGAGTATGCACGATATATATGCTGCAAATATAGATTCTCTCTACTCAGTGCTCATCAACTCTTATTTACAGAACCCAGGACGAATAGCTGGAATAGAAAGTGCTTATCCGAAGGATTTTGATAACTTCATCCGTTCCACGAAACATCTCTTCAAGGCAAAGGGTGGTGTCGTCAAGTTAAGTCGCTCTTCTTTTATCCTCTCCACTCATTGTCCTCTGTCCACAACTGGGCTCGCCATCGAGATTAATCCGAAAATAGACTATTCAAGCGACAAAGACAAAAATATTAACTTTTACGATAATCCGAACTTCGACTTCTACATGGAGGCTCTTAAGAAGTTTGGATTTATGGCAGACATCGATTACCCAGGGAGGCTCATCGCAGACGTTGGTTCCCCAGCGATGCAAGAATATATGAGTGAATTTGGATTAACACTTGACACTTTGTTCGAGACGTATTATTATAAAGCAGAGAATTCCGATTATGATCTCATCAGAATCTATCTCGCTCAGTTCTATAACAGTTATGTTACCGACTATCCGGTTAAATCCATTGTCAAGAAAAGAGGCTCAGTTCACTTGAATAAATACTCTCTCGAATCCCAAGGGCTTTTGACAAACAATAAGCCAATCCCAGTTTCCGCAACCAAAGTCATTTGCGAGAAATCAGAGCGAGATGTTATTCAGAGAAACAAGATTGACCCAGCAAACTACAGCGATAGTTATTGGTTGACAACTTGTATTGAGATGTTAAATTATGAACTTAGAAATCCTCTAAATGAGCATAATCTAAGCAAAGTGATAAAAAATGCACAAGATTTGAAAAAAAGCATTGACATCGATAGAGCCAAGTGTTATATTAATGAGGTGTTCAACAAGTTTCGATATCCAGCGAATATCACTCAGTTGGCAAATTACAAGTACGATACCAAAACTAAAACAAAATAGACATAATTGATAGTCCAAACATTAGACGATAAGAAGCACTGTCTTGGTGTATATCATGACGGAAGGCTAATTTACGAATGCGAAGAGTTCGATTTCGACTCTGTAAGTGCGACTTGGAATTACAATCCTGTTTTTTCTAAAAATGACACTCTCATAGCCTCTCTGTTCGTCGGAAATAAATCTATTGATGAAGTTTGTCCCGACTTTATCAAAGCCCGCTGGGAGGTAATCTCCGCCCGTCTGAGGGCATTCCACAAATCATTCTCGACAGCAAAGATATCCCTCGACATCAATTGCTTTTATGACATCGTTCCTCAACGGTTCCTTCTCGAATATTGTGAGGTTAAGAACAGGGTTACAAAACACGTCATTGAGAGCGAGATCAAGCCAGCCAATTATGATTTCATGCGAAGTATGTCCGAGTTCGCGTATGAGATTTCCCAGCAAAGACTGAATCTTGATTATACATCTCTCGCACGAGACAGTCACAAGTTGAAGGTTCGCAACTTTCTCAAAAAAAGCAAACAATATAAGCCATTTATCTCATATAATATCTTTGGAACAAAGACAGGCAGACTCACAGCCAACAAGGGCTATTTTCCGATAATGACATTGGATTCAGATTACCGGAAAATTCTCAAGCCATCGAACGACTATTTCGTTGAATTGGATTATAACGCTGCAGAGCTTAGGGTATTGCTTGCCCTCGGCGGCAAGGAACAGCCGCAGATGGACATCCACCAGTGGAATATAGATAATGTCTACGCCGGCGCTGTAACCCGAGAGCAGGCAAAGAAGCGTGTATTTTCATGGCTTTATGGCTCAAGGACAAGAGAATTCTCGGCTGAGAGAGCATATGATAGAGAAGGTGTCTTAAGGAAGTTCTGGAACGGACAACATGTCGCGACACCATACAAGAGACTCATCCCAGCAGACAGACACCACGCTCTCAACTATTTAATACAAAGCACGACAAGCGATTTGGTTCTCACAAAGGCAATGAACATCGCCGAGACTCTAAAAAGCAGAAAGTCCTTTATTTCTTTCACACTTCATGATAGTATAGTTATTGACTTTGCCGACGAGGACAGAGAACTCATAGGAGAACTCATCTCCATCTTCTCTGAAACAAAGTTCGGAACATTCCAAGTAAATCTAAGTGGCGGGAAATCATTCGGAGAAATGAAGAGGATAAGGCAGTAGATGGTTCAGCGAACTATTTATAAGCGAGGCAAATTATGAAAAGCATTATAGACAACTGGAATAAATACACAAACGAAGTTCTAAACGAATCTTCCTTCTCTCGCATGAAGAGAATGGTGGACGAAGGGAAACAGCCTTTCATCGTCATCTCGGCAGCAAGAGATGACTTGGGCGAAGACGAGGCAGGCAACCAGAAGCGCGGCAAGATGCTAAAGAGCGACTTGAAGGCAGCGGGATACCCGTTCACTCAAGTTCTTGGTGCAGGACAGGAAGAGCCAGTTGAAGATCCAGATACAGGTGAAAAAAGCATCAAAAGAGTACTCGAAGTAACGCAGATAGTCACCACTCATCAGCGAGGAGATGTTCCTCGCGAAGAGGTGGAAGACGAAGCAGCCGCCCTATTTGAGTTGGGAAGAAGTCTATCCGCCAAATACGATCAGTTCGCCTTCATCTTTGGATATCCGATTGAAGACAAGTTCGGCAACACTGTAATGGCTATTGCTGCCTACAATGCCGACGCTCCCGCTTACGGAATGCAATATCGCATCAAGGACGACTGGGCTGGACCTTGGCATACTATTCGCCAAGCAATCGAGAGCGATCAGTATTGGACAAAGATAGCAGGAACTAAGGGCGTCTTCATCGAAGAGAAGATACGAGAGTTGGAAGAGATGGACACTGGGCATTATGTTCAAAAGGGATGGAAGACATCTCAAATCCTGAAATGGAAAAGTCTCTTATAGATACGGAAGATAAATGGACACAGTGATAGGACTGGGGAAGGCAGGATGCGCCATCGCAGACAAGTTCTCCCAATATCCGCAATACAGGATATTTAAAATTGACTCCGAGGATTTAAGTAAAGACGCCAAGAGGTCAAAGCTCCTTAAAAGGCTCTCATCTCCAGAAATGTATGAAAGTGCAGTCCCGTCAATGAAGACTTTCTTCAAATCTGCGACAAACGATGTCCTGTTCGTTGTTTCTGGATCAGGGATGATATCCGGAGCAACTTTAAGAATTCTCGAACAGTTATCAAAAATGAAAAAGAACATCAACGTTCTCTATGTCAAGCCCGATGTCGAGTTTCTTGGTTCTGTCAATAGAGAACAAGAACGTCTTGTGAGAAATGTCCTTCAGGAGTACGCCCGCTCAGCAGTGATAAAAAGGCTCTATCTCATTGACAATAAAATCGTTGAATCAGTTCTTGGAGACGTTCCGGTTTTCGGATATTATGATAAACTTAATGACTTGATTGTCTCAACATTCCACATGATAAATGTTTATGACCACCAGAAGGCAGTCCACGACACTCCGTTTGAGTCCAGTGATATTACCAAGATAAGTACCGTTGGAGTTGTTAATGTGGACACTGGAGAAGAAAAATTGCTCTTTCCTCTTGAAAACGTTTCCGAAAAGTGTTATTATTATGCTGTTAATCGGAAAGTTCTTGAGACAGATGGAACTCTCCTGAGAAAACTAACTGACGGGATAAGCAAGAACGTCGGAGAAGAAGATATCAAGACAGCATTTCAGATTCACTCGACAACATATGAGCAGAGCTATGGATATCTCGTTGTCAACACCAGCAAAACAAATAATTGAGAGATAAAATGATACTAAGAGCCCTCGGAACAATTTTGAGCTTCACAAAAAACCACTGGAGACGGGTGATGGGAGTGGTAATCTTCTCCGCTATCGGAACCCTTGCAGCGCTTAAGGTATTCGAGAACGGCGTCGATATGGGAAGAATGGTTGGACACTGCGAACTCTCATGCCGGGTTCTTGGGACAGAATTTGTCGCCCTCGACACAGACACAAGTTGTCAATGTGAGTCCCCAGGTGGATTCATCATCGGCATTCCGATGGATCACAGTTATTTCGACAGATAAATAAAAGCCAAAAAAAGGCTTGAAAGGACTTGTAGTCCATGTTATAATGAGTTTAGCAAGGTGAGAGATTTATCATCTTGACTATAGGCAAACCAGCCACAACAAAACTAAAAGGAAGAGAACAACAATGGCAATTGATATTAATAAAATGAAGGCTCGTAAGCAAGCCTTGGAGAACCGAGGCGGCAACAGTAGCTCGTTCTGGCGTCCACAAGACGGAGAGCAAACTATCCGAATCGTCCCCACAGCGGACGGAGATCCTTTCAAAGATTACTGGTTCCACTATAACGTGGGCAAGAATCCCGGATTTCTCTCTCCAAAGAAGAACTTTGGCGAAGACGATCCTCTTGACACTTTCGTTCGCAAGCTTTTCAACGAGGGAACCGAGGAGTCAATCAAGGCTGCAAAGAACCTTATGGCTCGCCAACGATTCTTTTCTCCTGTCCTTGTCCGAGGTGAGGAAGAGAAGGGTGTCCGTATCTGGGGATATGGAAAGACGGTATATGAGCAATTGCTCAATCTTGTCTTAAATCCAGAATATGGCGATATCACTGATGTCGATTCTGGAACGGATCTCGTCCTTCATTATGGAAAGCCCGCAGGAGCAAGTTTCCCACAAACAAAACTTACTCCACGACGCCGGAATTCCGTCTTATGCGACGAAGCTGTCGGTGGCGACGAAAAGTGTACGGAACTCCTTGAAGCAATTCCTGAGTTCGACACCTTGTTCGAGCGCAAGACACCAGAAGAAGTTGGCACCTTATTGGATGCATATCTTCTTGGCGACAACGCGGAAACTGGAGAATCAGGAGACACTGATGCTGCTCCTACCACCACCACTACATCGACAACCGATGCTGTGTCCTCCGTCGATGCCGCCTTCAATGATCTAATGGGAGCCTGATCCACTCCATCGAACTGAGTAGCGGGACATAAATGCCCTTTGTCAGAAGACGCTATTCACCCACGGGGGGGCACAGGGATATCAGGTGCCTCACACTTTATTCGGAGAGTAATATGGCGCGAGCTAAAAACAAAGCAAAAGCAGGCAAACTTAGCATGGCAGATATGCGTGCCCTCGTTAACAAGCGAGCAGGTATTAATGTTGCCCATAATTTAACCGAGGAGAATCCAACAGAAGTAAAAGATTGGATACCAACTGGCTCTCGTTGGTTAGATTCTATAATCTGTCGAGGAAAACTCTCAGGTATTCCTGTTGGTAAAATTGTTGAGATAGCTGGATTAGAGGCAACAGGTAAATCCTATATGGCTGCTCAGATCGCAGCCAATGCTCAAAAGATGGGAGTTGATGTCATTTATTTCGACTCAGAGTCCGCAATTGATCCTGCTTTTCTTGAAAAGATCGGATGTGATTTGAGTCGTCTTCTCTATGTGCAAGCTGCGTCTGTAGAGTTCGTCTTGGAGACAATTGAGGACTTACTTGCAAATAATGAAAATCGAATGTTATTTATTTGGGACTCTTTGGCATTGACGCCCGCTATTTCCGATATCGAAGGGGATTTTAACCCTCAGTCATCAATGGCAGTGAAGCCTCGTATCCTTGCAAAGGCGATGTCGAAATTAACTGTGCCAATTGCAAATGCTCAATGCACTTTCCTCGTCCTCAATCAATTGAAGACGAACATTACCCGCTCTCCCTCCGAGGCAATGACTACACCATATGTCACACCCGGCGGCAAAGCGATGATCTACGCTTATTCTTTACGAATCTGGCTAACTGGTCGAAAAGCCAAGGCATCCTTTGTTTTGGACAATAATGGATTCCGTATCGGCTCAGAAGTTAAGGTAAGGTTGGAGAAATCCCGTTTTGGAACCCAAGGTAGGCAGTGTAATTTCCAGATTTTATGGGGCGACGATACCATCGGCATTATGGACGATGAGAGTCTGTTCGATGCCATCGGAGGATCAAATAGTCTGCAGCGCTCCGGCGCATGGTATTCTCTTCTTGACTCCAATGGAAATGTTCTTGGAAACAAATTTCAATCTGCAACATGGCTTGATCGAATAAAAGACGATGTGTTTCGTCAAAGAGTATACGACATTATGGACGAGGAAGTCATCCATAAGTTTGATAAACGGGAAGGCAACGCTTCCGACTTTTACGAAGACGAAGAAGGAGTAGAAAACTAATGAAAAGAATCACTACAGCAACTCTATTTGTGGCATTTTTAACGAGTTGTATTGCACAGGCTCACCCGAACCCACCCGTTCGTGCCCATGCTCACAAATCTTACACCACTCATCAAGCGCACCACTCGCCCCACGCGACACCTCATGTTATGGTACGGGCTTGGGTTTGGAAACCAGGGCACTATCGAAGCAATGGCGTCTGGATCCGGGGAACTTGGGAGATCCAAACGGTTGAGCGATATTTGCTCTCCCGACATCCATCGACTTATAAGCGTTGGATAAAGGGCAGGCGCCGTCCTGCTCGTCCCGCCAAACGCCATAATCACAAACGGCGCCATCGATAAAAGCGCTTGACAGGGCTTTGCGTCTGTGTTATATTATATACATGGACATAATTGGCAGAAAGAAAAGATTCGTTGAGCTTGCACAGAGAGTGGCATTGAGTTCTCCTGAGCACATGCACCGCCACGGCGCAGTCCTTGTTCGTGGGAATAATGTCATAAATGTGAGTTCTAATAGGAACGCTCACGCTCGCTTCGGGCAACGCTTCCGCCGCCGAGATAAGGGGCATGCAACGCAGCATGCGGAACTTGGATGTCTTCTCGGTTTAGATAGAGCGGTAACTTCTGGCTCAACGATGTACGTTGTGAGAGTGAATAGAGTCGGAGAGCTAAGAAATTCCAAGCCTTGTCACATGTGCCTCTCAGCCATGGAACACTGTGGAGTTCGAAAAGTGTATTATACAACAAATGACGGAACTTTAGAGAGACTGAAGATATGAGCAAGAAGATTAAGCTAAAGCTCGGTGACTTGGTTATCAATTATTATGATAAGGAGAGACCATCCGGCGTTGACGGAATCTTGCACAAGCGATTCGAGTCTTATTATGATGAGGGACTGGGGAGACAAGTTCCTGTTTTCTGGGAAGTGTTTGGCTGGACAAATCCAAAGAGAATTATGGATTCGTTTTTGAAGAATGAGATTAAGAAGGGATATGTGGATCACTATCCAATGAAAAAATGGACAAAGAAATGAAAAGAAAAAGAGTTATGGTAGTGGATGCGTTGTGTTCACTGTATATCCGAAATTTTATTGTAAATCCGAGTCTATCGACAAACGGAATGCCCATAGGCGGCGTCAAGGGAGGTGTCCAAACTTTACAAAAGCTTGTCAGAGATATCAAACCGGATTCTGTAATAATCTGCTGGGATGGACAGGGAGGTTCTCAGAGGCGAAAGACTCAGAATAAGGATTACAAAGCAGGGCGAAAGCCGATCCGCATCAATCGAGATGTGAGCAATATGTCGGAGAAGGAGCAAGTCGCCAATAAGATATGGCAGCAAACTCGTCTATTCGAGTATCTCAATGAACTTCCCATTATCCAACTCATGCTCCCTGCCGTCGAAGCGGACGACATTGTCAGCGCAGTTGTCCAACATCCCAATTATGATGGATGGCAAAAGGTAATCGTATCTTCTGACAAAGACTTTTACCAATTGTGTGACAGTGAGACTGTCGTCTTCCGCCCCGTTCAGAAGGAAGTGGTTAATAAGAAGTCTTTGATCGAGAACTTTGGAATCCATCCTAAGAACTTTGCCCTCGCCCGCGCCATTGTCGGAGATAAATCTGATAATCTCGCTGGAGTCGGCGGCGTTGGACTTCCGACTGTTAAGAAGAGATTTCCATTCTTGTCTGAGGATAAGGAATTCGATATTAACAGTATTCTGGAGCATTGCGAGAACTCTGAGAGCAAAGTAAAGGCATATTCGAACATTATTGAGAAGCAAGATGTTGTTCGAGAGAATTATCGCCTAATGCAACTCTATGTCCCCTCTTTGAGCATTCAAGGTAAAAATAAGATTAACTTTGCTCTTGACAGTTTTGAGCCAGAGTTCGCAAAAACGAACTTCAAGACAATGATGGTTGAGGACGGATTTGGAGTAACGAATTTCACTGACTTATTTGCTGCGATGAACAAAATCGTCGCCGATTCAAAGTTGTAAAACTACTTATTGCCAAAGCACGTCGCTTTGTATTATAAGGAAGAAATAAAATGGCTAACGACTGGACAATTGGAGTAGAGATAACTGACATCGTGGGTGTAGTCGAAGGATCGGCAGCTAACGGTTCCGCTATGGTAGCAGTGGTTACCAAATCTGGCATCTGGAGTGGAACAGACGTTAGCGTATTCGCAACACTGTCATTTGCCCCAGTCGCTCATGGAGGAAGTTTCAGCAAAGTCGCATATATGGGTTCAGGTAAGTTTGCTGCCGTTACTGACAACGGCAAGCTCTACAGTCTCCACTTTAGCACTGCTTCATCTGCACCAACTGCAACTTTGATGCACACCGATGCTGGTGCCAATCCAATCACAGCCCTCGCACATGCAGAGGCAGACGGCTCTGTCGGTTTTGCCTGTGGCAATAAAGTATACACGATTCCAGTCGGCGGAGGAGACGCAACCGAGAGAATGGATTCCGAATCCGTCATCGAAGCTGGTTCGAAAGTATACGATCTTGACTATAGCTCAAAAGGTTGGGTACTCCTTGTCTCTAAAGCTGATAGCACCTCTGCATCAGTGATCGCAACGGCAAACTGGTCCTCCACCGTCACTGCCGATTTTGCAGACGACTTCTCCAGTTCTTTGCCTCGTGAAGTAAACTACTATGAAAACATAGCTGGTGGAACCTGGATGATCGGTAGGGAAGATGGAGAGGTTAAACAGACAACAGATCTTGATACTTGGCGCCCACCAGCGGGATCTCCTCCTCTTTGGGTTGCAATTGGTGGAGAGAGAGTATCTTATTCAACAGATAGTGTCTCATGGACAGATTATCAGATTTCGTCTGCCGTTACTATGCAGACAGCGAACTCTTTAACGTTCGGAAAGGATGGAAGCGGAAACGATTTATGGATGTGCTCCACTGTTCCATCTGGCGGAAACTCCATCAACAGCCTTGTTAAAACATCAGATCCAACCGATGCAAATAGTTGGACAGTTGTTTCTGATCTCGGCGGCGACGGAACGCAGAACATGAGAGACGTGAAATACGGAAACGGAGTTTGGGCAACCATCAGTAACGGAGGAATTGACAGATCTACTGATGGCGGAACGACATGGCAAAACACAACAGGCTTCGGAGGCTGGCCTTATGTAGGAGACTTATCGCTCGCTACGGACGGAGCCGGAAACTGGGTTGCTTGTGGGCATAGTGGAAATGACTTTCAAATATACAAATCATTAGATGATGCACAGACATGGACGCTTTCAACCACAATTTCAGCAAGTCCACAGAGCGCTCAGAATTACAACAAGGAAGTTGAATATGCAAACGGCATATGGATGGTGATCACCCCTTGGGGTGGCACTCGATGCACTTCTATTAATCTAGATAACGACGGATGGGTTGCAATCGCTGGCGCAGCACTGCTAAACCCAACTGACTTTCAATATGGCGGCAATGACACTTGGGTTGCGGTAACAAGCCAATCTGGACGCAACTACACAAGCACTGATAATGGAGCCACATGGACTCAGAATTCTGGAATAGCAGGAGTGACTACTCCTATGAGCATCGCATACTCAAATGGAGTATGGCTTGTATCATCAAACCAGTTCATTCATAAGTCAACCGACAACGGTACAACTTGGACACAGGCTCACAGTAAATATCAATATGGATACGCTTCCATCGCTTATAGCTCGGTATTACCGAATAGTTAATAGAGAACTACTTATAGTATGGATCAGTTTGCTAAATGGGCGAATATGTTCGGAGAATCCGCTGCAAGCACTCCAAATTCGGAAATGCTTGTCGCTGGACTCCGCGCCGTCACAGAAAAAGTTGATCCCGAGAGCGTAGATGTATCCAGCTTTGAAGTCCACGACGAAATAAACAAAGACTTCTGGAACCAACCAGAGGATAGACTTGATCCCGAGATAAGGGAGAAACTCCTTGTCATAGCTCAAGACTTCTACAACTCTTTGGAAGTTGGAGACGCTCAGTTTTCCGACATCACTTTCACAGGCTCACTTGCAGCATTGAATTACTCAAAGTTCTCCGATGTTGATCTTCATATTCTTCTTGATTTCACAGATGTTGATGACAAGACAGAGCTTGTCCGAGAATACTTCAATGCAATGAAGTCCATTTGGAACAGGCTTCACGATATTCGAATCAAGGGATATGAAGTCGAAGTGTATGTTCAGGATATAAATGATCCGCATGAAGCTCAAGGCTTATACTCCGTCCTAAATGACGAATGGATAAAATTCCCATCTTCAGAAAAATCAGATTTTGACAAAGCGAATGTTAAGAAGAAAGCAGCATCCTTAATGGATCAGATTGATCGCATTGACGGACTTGTTGAAGATAAAAAGTATGAAGAGGCTGAGCAGTATGCCGACAAGCTAAAAGATAAGATTCGAAAGATGCGAAAAGCAGGACTTGAGTCCGTTGGAGCGTTTTCTGTCGAGAATCTCGCATTCAAAGTATTGAGAAGAAATGGTTATCTTGAGAAGCTATCTGACGCAAAAAGATTGGCATATGATAGAGCACAATCTTTGAAAGAATAGCAACATTAATAAGATACAAATCTGCTCTAAAAATACTGAAAAATAGATTGGATTTTCAAAAACATTATTCCTATATAAGGTTGGATGGAGAAGAAATTTATTGACTCACTGCTTATGCAGCAAGTCTTTAGGTGGATACCTTTATCTTATTAACTCTAAAACAAATATAGGAAAACATATAATTTATGTCTATTGATCCAAAAAATGTTCTCATGGGAAGAGACCTCGTTGCAGGTACTCTCTCTGGAGAATTAAAAGTTGCAGACCTTGCTGGCGAAGCCGGTGGTTTGGGACTTGATGGCGCACTCGCTGCGATCATCTCAAAAATCGACGCAAGCTCTGTTGCTGACGCTGCTGCTCTCGCTGCTGAAGCTGCTATTGCTCGCGCTGCTGAAAGCGCAAACG